CTTAATGATGAAAAAAACGAAGAGCATGGTTTTTCTAGACTTGATCTTGTTAAATTTGTTACAAAAACTATTATACATCTTTTAAATAAAGAAGATAGAATTAGCATTATTCTTTATTCAGATGATGTTCAAAAATTAGTAAGTATTTCTAATGGTCAAATGAATGATACAAACAAAAAATGTATAAATAAATACATTGATAATATAAAATCAAATGGATGTACACGTATGTGGCGTGGAATTAGTGAAGCATTTAGATCTGTAAAATTTTCAGAAAATTTAAATAGATTTAATTCTAATATAATTTTACTAACTGATGGATGTCCAACTGAAGGTGAAACTGCTAGAGGTATTCTACCTACTTTAGAAAGCTATATCAAAAAGAATGGTATTGTATGTCCAATTCATAGTTTTCTTTTTGGATATGATGGAAATCCAAAATTAATGGAAAAAATATCAGAGTTAACTAGTGGTACATTTGGATTTATACCAGATGCTAGCATGATGTCAACTTTTATAATAAACAAGATAACATGTATATTAAATACATGTGTAAATTTAATAGAATTTGAGTATTCTTACTCTTGTGATGATGTGAAATTATCTGAGTTATTTTCTATATTTAATGATTATACAATAGGAGTAAAAACTAGTGAAAAAAAAATTATAGTACCTTTAGGTAGTTTACAATATGATCTTGCTAAAAGTTTTAATTTTGATATCAATGATGATTTTTTAAAACTTACCAATGTTTATTGTGATGGAATTGCACAAAATATTACATCTGTTTCGGAATCTAAAATTTATGGGACAAGCTCTAAATCATGTATTAAATGTAGATTTGAATTCATTAATACATTAAATGAGTTGATTGGTAATTTAAATCAAGTTCTAAATTTTGGTAGAGATTTAAATGTTCCTAGATTTATAATTGCTAGACAAATTAAAGAATTTACTAAACTTATTGATAACGTTGACTCTAGATCTGATGCTGAATATATTAAAAATTTGATAAATGAATTAGAAAATCAAATTAGTATTGGATTTAGTAATGTCTGTCATTTACAAAAATGGGTACTACCATATTTAATTTCATTAAGAAATGCTCATTTACATCAATATTGTAGTGATTTTAAAAATCATTCTATCAAAATGTATAAAGGTTCAATGTTTGAAAAATTAAAAGATGAATTAAGTGATATTTTTGATACTTTACCCCCTCCTAAAGCAAGTGGTAAGAAGGAACATCCTAGTCAATATAGATCATTAAGTTTGGGACAAGTTGCTCAAAATTTAACCAGAACATCACAAAATCTTACATCAATGTCTGTTTATAATAATCCTAATTATGGAGGTTGTTTCACTGGTGAATGTATCATAAAAACTAAAGATGGTAGTAAAGAAGTTAAAAATCTAAAACCAAATGATACAGTTAAAACTGATAAAGGATTTTCTAAGGTTAAACACATCGTTGTAACCAAATATCCTGAATCATCGTTTTTAAAATTACATGCACTTTCAAATAATGCTAATGATGAAGCATTTATTACTGAATGGCATCCTATAAGAATAAATGGTAAATGGGAATTTCCAATTAATAAATTAGATTGTGTCATAGTAAATGAAATAAAACAAGTTTATAATTTGATTTTAGAAGAGCACCATGTAGTATATTTAAATGATGTAGAAGTTGTTACTCTAGGTCATGGTTTCAAAGGAGATGTAATTGAGCATGATTTCTTTGGAAACATGAATAAAATAAAGAAATATTATGTTGATAAATCAATTAATGGTTTTATAACATTAAACCATAATCAAATAACTAGAAATGAAAAAGGTTTAGTTAATGGATTAATTTAAATAAATTAAGCTAGTTTACAATTATATAATAATTCGTTAATTGTATCTTCATTTATATTTTCTATTTTTTCATTTAATTTTTTGTTATTTTTAAAAAATAAACTACCATAATTCCTGAATTTTTCTTTGTATTTTGGAAAAAGCAATTTATATTTTTCTTCATTAATATAATTTTTATTGTTTTTTAATAATTTTATCAATATGGCATAATATATGAATTTATTCATAATTAATATATTTTTATATTTATTTGAAAGTGCATATTGTTTTATGACATTTCCTAAAATTTTACTATCGTTATTTATAACTTTTAATAATTTTTTTAAATCCAGTTTTGTAAATTTCTTTTTTGAACTGTAACTTTTTATCACTAATTCAACTATCTGAAAAACATTTTTTATATTTTTCATTCTAGTAAATTTATGTAACTGATTGATATCTCCTTTGAAATTTTTATGAATCTTCATTATATTTAATATTTTATTAATTATTGTATTTATTTCAATTTTTATAAATAAATTAATACTACCCCTGTATCATTTTCTTTTGATTTATACCCAGGTATATCATAATATATTTTAATTGCTTCCTTATATGTTCTAATTCCTGGTACTATATTTTTGAGTTTTCCATGTTTTAATGCATTTTCAAATGTTTTATGATATGTTAATTTTTTAACTTTTTCTTTAAATGATTTTGTTGTATTTTTATCACTAAATATTATTGTATCGTTTTTCTTTATTTTTGATCTTTTTTCATCAAGTAATCTTAATTCAATAGTTTTCTTACCTTTATTAATTAATGTATACCAAGGTTCTGATAATTTCATTAAATGTATCATATATATATATTATAAAGATAAATAAATTTTTCTATTTAATTAAAAATTACTTTCGGACATTTATGTAAATGTAATTTACCATTATTAAATAATTTTGTTATATCTAAATTACAATGATAACATCTAATTTTTATAATATCATTATTTGATTCTCTTTTTCTTTTTCTTGAAATTATTTTATTTACTATTTTGAAATGTTTTTGTGAATCTAATAGTTGGTTTCCAAAATATTTAATATTTTCTATTTTTTTTATAAAATCATCATCTGATATATTATATTCTAATATGTTATACATGTTAATATTTTATAAATAATAATTTATAAAATATTCAATTTTATTTAATTAAAGTAAGTTATCATATCTTTTAAAAACATTTTCACATTTTAGAACATATTTTGGTTCCATATACTGTTTATAATTTGTGTAAATATTCTTTAATTTTTTCCATATAAATAGTTTAGATTATAATTTAAGATTATAATTTAAGATTATATGCGACGATCATAACCTTCATGGTCAGGATAACCTGCATTGATAAAAGTATTATCAATACATATACCATTATTATCTACCTGATATAATAAAAATATTTGTCCCGATCCTGTAAGTTTAATTTTTTGATTGTCTTGATATTGAACGAATACATATATATATTTTTGAAAGACAGGATTATTCGTCCACCATTCTATATCAACAGTATATCTAGTATAATAAGCTCTAAAATTAAGATTTTTATCTTTACTTGTTTTAAATTTCCAATTAATAGAATCAATAGTTTCTCCACAATCTGAATCGTCTTCTCCTAATACGTCTTGGTTGGACTCTGAAATATCAATTATTGTATAGTATTTATAATTTTTTGAGTCAATACACATAATATCATCTATTTAAAAAAATTAAATTTAATTTCAATTTTAATTTATATAAATAATATTATAATTTAGCTTCTATTTTTGCAATTGATTTTATATTTTTTATAATTAACCCAAGATTGTACAAATAAATTATAATAAACATTTATCTATATAATTATTATAGATAAAAATTTAACAACTTTTAAGTGCTTCCCTAAAACCATTCTCAACAAACAGATTATTAGGTTCTGGTAACACATCAATAGTACCATCTAACTTTTCAAACTTATCTTCCAAATCTTTAGTATTCATTCCCATATCCTTACAAATTTGATAAGCTTGTCTGGCAGTCATAATGTATTGTTCAAAGGCTAAATCAAATTGTCCATTCTTTGATAAATCAATACATTTTAACATATTTGGTAAGATTTCACTTAATCTGTTTTCTTTGACTAACATATCAGCTATTGGTCCAAAGTTGTCATAATAGAAACTAAAGAATGGTCTATTTGTTTCAACTTTGAATGCTTCTAACATTAACTTTCTTAATTGATAGACTTGACCGATGGATAGTAAGTTATTTCTGACTAACGCGGTAATTAGGTAAGAGCCGCCTGCGCTGCCTCTCTGATGTTCTCTTAAATTACCATTTTCATCGTATGAAACACCATTAAAAGGTTCTGTAATTACATTGAATTTAAAACCTAAGTTTTTAAAAAGATCTTTTTCAAATTTTTCAGTAAAATTACCAAATATTGTTTCAACATGACCATCTAATTTAAATTGATTATATATATTACTTGTTGTTTGTTGTATTTTTTTAATTTGTTTTTTATTATATTGTTTATCTTTAATACCATCATGATAAGCTTTTGTTATAATGTTAATATATACATGATAATTTAATAATTTTTTTGGATTAGTAGTATCTTTTAAGGATTCTTTATCTCTATTTTTATCTGCTACTTCTAATATTTGTTTGAAAGCTTGTTTAATACGATTTCCTAAAAACTCATCTTTTTTTTCAGATAATTTTTCAGTTGTATATGAATCAAATTTTTTCATTGTAGTCTCTAAATTATTATTTAAATCTTCATCTTGTGAATTTGAATATTTGTAGGTTGCTATTTTTTTATTAAATTCATATAATTTTTTAGTTTTATTTTTCATACAATCTTTATCATCTTTACAATGATTTAAATAAACATATGCACATTTAAAATATGCATCATATATATCTTTAGAAAGTATTTTTTGATTTTTATTATTATTACAATATTTTTGATTATCAATAGTTGTTATATTATTACAATATTTGGATACATATCCTCCTTGATCTTTATTATAATTTAAATAATAATTACTAAGATTATTAGAATTTTCTGAATTAATAATATTTTCTAATAATTTATCATTAAAATCATCAAAAATACATGATTTTTGTAAATATTCTTTTGAAAAACAAGTATTTAATTTAAATTCACATCTATCAGGATCACAATTATTTTTATCACGACCTTCACAACTCACTTTCTTAGATAAATCTTTTACCTCTTTCTTTTTTACACATTCTTTACGTTTTTCTTTTGTAGAATCCCATTCGCAATCACCATTACAGTAACTTTGACCAACGTATCTAGTACCACTAAAAGGACATTTATTACAACTATCTGCCATATGACCCCCACAACTTACTTTATTATCACTAAATTTTTCAGTAACTTTTGTTTTTTTTCTTGGCTGACACATCATTATAACAACTAAAATTATTAGAACAACAATTACCATATTTTTCTTTAAAAATCTAAATATTTTTTCCATATAAATAACTTAGATTATAATTTAGCTTCAATTTTAGCTATTGATTTTATATTTTTAATTACTGAATCTGGAGTCAAAGAAATAGTATCAATCCCTTCTTTTACCAAAAATTCTGCAAAATCTGGATAATCACTTGGTCCTTGTCCACAAATACCAATTTTAGTATTATTTTGTTTACACACTTTGATTACTTTTGATAACATTATTTTAACCGCTTGATCTCTTTCATCATATATATCTGATACCAATTCTGAATCTCTATCTAATCCCAAAGTTAATTGTGTTAAATCATTACTACCAATAGAAAATCCATCTACTTTCTGGCAAAATTCTTCTGCTAATATTACATTTGATGGAATCTCACACATTAAATAAACTTTCAATCCATTTTCTCCTCTTTTCAAACCAAATTCTGCCATAACATCTAATACTTTATCACACTCACCTAATGTTCTACAAAATGGAATCATCACAATAACATTATCTAAACCAATAGTTTCTCTAACATATTTAACTGCTTTACATTCTAAACCAAATGCTTCCTTGAAATTTTTGGAATAATATCTAGAAGCACCTCTCCATCCAATCATTGGGTTTTCTTCATGTGGTTCATAATCTTTTCCTCCAAGTAAATTAGCATATTCATTAGTTTTAAAATCTGAAAATCTGACAATAACATTTTTTGGATAAAAAGCAGCAGCTATTCTTGCAATTCCAAATGATAGTTTTTTTACAAAATAATCAACCATATCTGTATATCCACTTGTTATTTCTATTATTTCTTTTCTAGTATTTTCATCAGTAATTTCATCAAAATTCAATAAAGCCATAGGATGTACTTTAATATAATTATTAATAATAAATTCTTCTCTAGCTAATCCAACTCCATGATTAGGTATTTGACTAAATTTAAATGCTTGGTAAGGAGAAGCAACATTCATCATTAGTTTTGTTTTAATTTGTGGTAATTCACTAATATCAGTTTCAGTAACTTCATATTCTAATTCTCCTTCATATACAATTCCAACATCTCCTTCACAACATGAGACAGTTAACATTTGATCATCTTTTAATACTTGAGTTGCATTTAAAGATCCAACAATTGCTGTAACTCCTAATTCTCTGGCAACAATCGCTGCATGACATGTTCTTCCTCCTTTATCTGTTACAATTGCTGATGCTTTTTTCATAATTGGTTCCCAATCTGGATCTGTAATTTTTGTAACTAAAATATCACCTTGATTAAAAGGATTTTCTAAAGTAATATCATCAATGCTTTCAACTAGTTTTACTTTACCATAACCAATACTATCACCAATAGCAATACCAGTTAATACTTTTTTATTAGGTTGATTTTTTTTTATTTGATATTCTTTAAGTTTTAGTCTATCCATTCTAGAGTAAACAGTTTCAGGTCTAGCTTGTAAGATATAAAGTTTATTATCATTTCCATCGACACCCCATTCAATATCCATAGGACACCATTTATTATTAATTTTGGAGTAATGTTGTTCAATTATCATACTCCATTTAGCTAATTGTAAGATTTGTTTTTGAGATAATGAAAATTTATTTTTATCATTATTATTAACATCAACTATTTTAGTTCCTATATCAGAATAAACCATTTTTTTATCTTTATTACCGAGTATTTTATCAATTATAGGTATATTAGTAGAATTCATTTTTTTCTTATAAACTAAAAATTCATCAGGTTTGACTTGACCACTGACAACCATTTCACCTAAACCATAAGAAGAATTAATAACAATTAAATCTTCAAAACCAGAACTAATATCTAGAGTAAAAGCAACACCAGAAGATGCTAAATCTGATCTTACCATTTTTTGAATACATACAGATAACTTAATTACTTTGTTATCATAATTCATAGCTTTTCTATATGATATAGCTCTATCATTATATAATGAAGCAAAACAATATTTTACTTTTTCTAACAGATCTTCAACACCCTTAACATTTAAATATGTGTCCTGTTGTCCAGCAAATGAAGCATCCGGCATATCTTCAGAAGTACCAGAAGATCTTACAGCGACGCTTAAATTATTTGTATTATATTTTTCAGATAATTTAATATAATAATTAATAATATTATTTTTTAATTCATCAGGAAATTGCGAATTTATAATTAATTTTTTTATTTTTTCACTAATATTTTTAAGTTCTATAGTGTTATCAACATTTATTGATTTAATAATTGAATTTATTTTTTGATTTAAATTATTATTAACAATAAATTTATCAAAACCATTAGCTGTAATAATAAATCCATCTGGTATATTTATATTTAATTTTGTTAGATTTTGTATCATTTCTCCTAAAGAAGCATTTTTACCACCTACTAATTCTACTTCTGACATATTAGTTTGATTTAACCATTTTGTGTCCATATAAAAACCAAAGAATAAAATATATTGTAATAAACTAAATTATTTATATAAAAAATTGATTATATTATTTTAAATAATTATTTTCTAATATTAATGGAAAAATCAGAAAAAGAGTTATTAGAATTATATTTAATAGTAGATAAAATTATTGATCAATTACTAAAAACATTAAAGGAAACAAATATAGTCCATTACAATTTGATAGTATCAGATTTAAATAATCTTCCAGATTTTGTAAAAATAAATGATAGAGAAATGTTATGTAAATTAAATTTTTTAAAATGTAAAAGTCAATCTAAAAAAATAGAGAAACCTATATCATTTTTTTCTAGTGGTGATTTACGATATTTGGATTCGGAAGAAATAATTAATATAGATGATAGTCATTTTCTATATTAATTTTCTATTATTTTATGTTCTAATGTTCCTAATTCTACAACTATATTTTTTTTTCTTTTAATTCTTTGAAAACAATTACACATATTCTTTAATAATTTTACATATATAGTATATATACCAATAATATAACCTAAACATGAAATAATTAGTAAAATACCAATTAAAATTTGTAATATTAAGTGTTGTTCTATTATAGTTAAAATATTAAGTTCCATAGTTTTATCGGTATTATTATTTATTTCCATTAATTTTAAAATAATGATACCTTTAAATTAAATATTTTAAAAATTGAATAAATAAATTAATATAACACCAAATTATAAAATTATGAGTCAATTCATTGATATTATCCAGAAGTTTTTTCATATTATTGTTGAATATTTATATGACCCAAACTATACTGTATTTATGGTTAATAACCCAAATAAATTTGCATATAAAGAGTTTTCTAAATATCAATTGTCCGAATATTTAGAATATCCTGTTGAAACAGATGAAATAGATAAATCTTATCCACATAAGATGAATATTCATCATATATCTATATGTGGTTCTGGTAGAATAGGTTGTAAATTAAAATTTTTACATATTAGAAAAAAAATGGATTTTGTTGATATTATTAATAAATTTATTTGTATTAATAAAATATTTGAGTTGCCTATGAAAAAACTTAGGTTAGAAGATAATCTCAAATTTAAATTGGAAGTTAAGAAATTTTATGATAAACATTCTAATTTTTATGAAAAATATTTCAATTGTGAATTTGATCTACCTGATACCTATTTTTATAGAAATAGAACTTGTAAATGTTATAATTTATTAAAGTGTGATCTTTGCTTATTAGCAGGGAAATTAGTAAATGATTATGTAAGACGTGGTAATGATTACATGTGTGATAATTGTAAAAAAGAATATGTGGAAAGAAGAAGGGAAAAATTAGAATATAAAAAAGACTGTCGTGATGATTATTAATTTTATTTATCATATTTAATTAATATTTTTTTTATCCATTTACCATCAATTTCATATATCTGGTCTTCATAAATTACTAAATCAGTATTTTCTTCTATTAATCCAGCTAATTCTACTAATTTTATTGAATCTAACCCTAATTCTATTAATTTATCATTATCTTTTATTTTGTCTATTTTTATTTCTATTATATCTTCTATTTGTTTTTTTAGAGACATTATTATTATTTAAGATATTTTATTTTTATAATATTTCTTTTTTTTAGTTTATTTTTATCTAGCCAGCCTCCGTTCATTTCTAATACATAATCAGACGGTGTTCCAATTCCCATCAATACTTCATCTAATGGTTTTCTATTTTTATGAAAACCTATAATCTTAAATTTATTCTTATTTTTAGTTTTATCAATAAATATAATATCTAATGGTATGAAAGTGTTTTTCATCCAAAATAAATGATTATTTTTGAATGGCATTAAAAATATCATACCTTCATTTTTAGGTAATGGTTTTTTTATAAACATTAACCCTTTTCGAATTTCATCACTTGTTTTTGCTACTCGAGCTTTTACTGTTATTGTGTTTTTTCTAAATAAAAATAAAACTAAAATAATAATTACTAAAATAAATATTTTATCCATATAATTATTATAGATAAAAAATTTAACAACTTTTAAGTGCTTCCCTAAATCCATTCTCAACAAACAGATTATTAGGTTCCGGTAACACATCAATAGTACCATCTAATTTATCAAACTTATCTTCTAAATCTTTAGTATCCATTCCCATATCCTTACAGATTTGATAAGCTTGTCTGGCAGTTAAAAGATATTGTTCAAAGGCTAAATCAAATTGTCCATTCTTTGATAAATCTATACATTTCAACATGTTAGGTAAGATTTCGCTTAATCTGTTTTCTTTAACTAACATATCAGCTATTTGTTTGAAGTTCTCATAATAGAAATGGAAGAATGGTCTATTTGTCACAACTTTGAATGCTTCTAACATTAGTTTTCTTAATTGATAGACTTGTCCGATGGATAGTAATTTGGTCTTTGTTAAAGCGGTTATTAAGTAACTAGCCTTTGGCATACCACCACCTTGATGTTCTCTTAAATTCCCATTTTCATCGTAGGAAACACCGTTAGTAAATCTTTCAGTTGTATTTATTTTAATACCCAAAAAAGTTTCCATATCATTTATAAATTTTTGTGTGTTCTCTTCAAATATTATTTCTAATATCCCTTTATCTTTAAGATTATTTATTACATTTACAGTTATATCATTTACTGCTTTCTTTTTGGAATTTAATCTATCAATATCCTTTTTAGTTAATATTTTTTTATAAATTTCAGATATTTTACTTGGATCTTTTTTCTTGATTACATTATTTAATTCTTTTTTTAATTGATCTTGATCATACAATGTTTTACTTTTTATATATTTATAGCAGTCTTCAATAGCATCTTTATAAGCTTGAATACAAATATTTAAATAAACATTATAATTAAGCGATTGTCTAGAATCATTATTAATAGACTTTTTATTTAAAATATCTAAATGTTTATCTTTTAAATTTAATATTTTATTAAAAGCAATTTTTAATCTTTCATTGTAACCGTCATTTTTATTTGCAAAATTTTGAATGTTTTGTTGACCATGTATTGAATTTCCTTTTCTTGATTTTAATTCATCATCAAAAGTTTTACTTAACATTGATTGTATTGATTCATCGTTTTTATTTTTTTTCATTAATAAAAGGTTATTAAGTTTATCACATGATTTACTATCTTTATTTAAACAATTTTTCCAGGCAGGTACAATAGTTGTAATAAATGGTTGTGATAAACATTCAGTTCTTTCAAATTCAGACTTTTCATCTGTTTTTTTAGAATCAGGACAATAATATTTTTTATTTGAATCAGAAATTGCACAACTTTCCGAACATAAACTATATATCATTTTTCCTGCATTATTAGTATAATAATAAGTATTCGTTAGTTTATTAGGTTCAGAAGAAGTAATATCAGATGTGTCATTAGTTTCATCAGATTTTGGACATTCAATTGTATCTTGATCAAGAATATTTTTATAAGCATTTTGGTAATCAGATATTGTTACATCATTATTAGTTGGACAATAATTGAATGTCCTTGTTCCATCTATAGCTTCCAATGTTGGACCTGTACATGTGTTATCACAACTTGTTTTTGCTTCTCTAATTAATCTTTGAAATTCTGTATCATCAGGTGAAGAAAATTTTTCAGTAACTCTTTTACTTTTTTTTGGCTTAAGCATCATAAGTATAACAACGATCAAAGCAATAATTAAAACAGGATTTTTCTTAAAAAAACTAAATATTTTTTCCATAATATATATTATATTGGAGATAATATTTAAAGTTATAAAAATTTAACAACTTTTAAGTGCTTCCCTAAATCCATTCTCAACAAATAAATTATTAGGTTCAGGTAATTCACTAATAGTACCATCTAACAGTTCAAACTTATCTTCCAAGTCTTTAGTATCCATTCCCATATCCTTACAGATTTGATAAGCTTGTCTGGCAGTTAAAAGATACTGTTCAAAGGCTAAATCAAATTGTCTTTTCTTTGATAAATCAATACATTTCAACATATTTGGTAAGATTTCGCTTAGTCTGTTTTCTTTAACCAACATATCAGCTATTGGTTTGAAATTCTCATAATAGAAATGGAAGAATGGTCTATTTGTCACAACTTTGAATGCTTCTAACATTAGTTTTCTTAATTGATAGACTTGTCCGATGGATAGTA